TAGATGCATTATCCGCTATAATGTTTTCTCGGGCCGCTACTGTTTCTAAACCTGGTACAAGGGGGAACGTTTCCCATATGTGTTCAGCTGCAACAGTTCTAATTCTATCAGGACCCAAACCGGTTCGTTCATTACCCTTGAATATTAATAACTCAGTTTTACCTTGACCAGCAGACGAGTAGAGTTGTTCTTTTATGATTGTATTACCAAATTCGTCACCAGTTATACCACTGAATGATAATTGGTTACCTATGACAACATCGCCATTAACCTCTAATTTACCCCGGGGTACATCGGTTCCGATCCCCATATTACCCGAAGTACCGTCGATAAAGAGTCGACTTTTCGTCGAATCATTAATTACATTGGGATTTCTGGTAACTCTGAAGTCACCCGCGGATCCTGTTACACCCATAGAATATCCAGTGGGGTTACCGGAAATACCATCAGCTTGAACAAACGCCGCAAAGGCATTTGATGTGAGAGTATCAGCCCTCATAGCTACGATGGCGTCATCTGCGATATCATCAATCTTTTCACTATGTACGAGAACGCCATTAGTTACTGAATTTCCTATTCCAGTTGTGATGATTTCTAAATGTGACGCTGGCGTCGTTGTACCAATTCCAACGCGTTTATTACTTCGCCACGTCATCACATGATTCGGGGTGTTATAATCATCACCTGCTAAAGAGAGGTTCAATTGAGAACGAGCTGTCCCCGAAGCGGTTCCATGTTTCCCCATTTGGAAAACACCCCGAACACCATGCTGTCCATCTGTACCACCTTCTCGTGTAAGTTGCATGACATTTTTGAAATCAGATGCGCTCGTAACTGGGGAAGTATTGGTAACTACTAGTGGAGTTCCGAGGTGACTAAAACCGTTTCGATTAACAACTTGATCATTAAAAAAGGCTGTACCACCAGATACGTGGAAACGTCCTTGAGGTACCGAAGTACCCACACCAACATTACTCGTTTCTAAAACGGTCAATGCTGGTGTACCCATGGATGCGGTCGTACTCGCAAAAAAGTTGATACCTTTACCGCTACCAACGATATTTTCGATTCTAGTTTCTTTCGTCACTGGACTCGTAAATATCCTCATATTTGTCCCCGTATTACCAAATATTGCTGCGTTACTTCCATTGATTTTAAGATTGCCATCAATGGTTAAATGTTCACTGGGGCTTGTATTAGAAATACCAACATATCCATTGGATGCTACGCGTACTCTCTCAGTATTTTTGGTGAAGAATCGGATATTTTGAGCACTGGCTGAAGTTTTAGCGCCATATATCTCAATCGCACTTATGTTTGCCGTGAGTGGTCCAGCTTTGAGCACTACAGCATTTGATAACGTGTCATTATCATCTGTATCGGCGTGAACGAGCACGTTCGCAGTAGATGTGATTCCTGAATCACCTTCAACCTCAATGAAATCCTGTACACGAATAGATTGTGTGATGAGACGATTTGTCACAGTATTACCTAGAATTGTTAAGGTATTCGCCGCAGTCGAAGCTGTGTTTATGAACAATTTGTTACCAACTGACAACGTGTCAGTTGGATTTGTATTGGCTATACCCGTCGGTGTGTTACCAGTTGTTTGAATACTATGGGCTTGAATAGTGGATGTCACCACCATTGGTATCGCCGCATCTGCATCTAATGTAATGAGACTACCCACAGTAAGTCCATCGTCACCTATTCTCACACCCTTAAAATACCCATATCCATTAGCATGTAAAACGTTCGCGGATGATGTTGCGGTATCATTTATGTATACATTTGAACCCACGGAAAGACTGTAATTTGGTGACGTATTGGCTATACCCAGATTATTTTGTGTGTATAAATCTCCAAAAATATGAAGATTTGTTGTGGTCGCTGGATCGATCGTAAAGTTTTGAGTAAGAGGTCCACCGAATGTACGGCCCAATTTCATTCTATCATCAGTTTGTGTGTACCCGAAAAACACATTAGCGTCTCCAGCCTTTTGAACCATTAATGTAGCCATATCATAATTTCCATCATTCCCTGCAAATGCACCGATATTCGCAGGATCAGTGGCCATTTGAATGACAGCATTTGATATGACAAGACTGTTTACTTGCAAATAATCTGGAATTTCTGTGATGGATAAGTTACCAACCATTTCTGTGTTTCCAAAAATCCGAAGCACACCATTCTTCACGACAACGTTACCATTTTCAAAGACGGCCACATTAGAATCTGTATCTGGATCGAGTTCATTACCTACACTCAAAAAACTACCCACAGTCGCATTAGTTGTGAATGTATTTCCAGTAACTTCGAGAACATTTGAATCGCTAATACTCACCTTAAATTTGTCAACTAATTCAAGTTGATTTGTAAATAAAAGATTAGATGTGAAAATGTTACCATTTACTGTGACTAAATCACGATTATCTAAACTGATAAAAAATTCCTGGTTATCACCAACTTGAAAATCATTGACCGGGTTTTGAGTCTTAACACCAATCTTATCAGTCACGTTCATGCGTGCCGTCTTAATAGTTTTAGAGACGTCCAAAATGACCTCTTGACCACTTTGCATGAAGAGATCAGCGCCGATGGAGAAACTTTTTGTCGGAACTGTGTTGGCAATACCTATACGATCGACAACAATCTCATCGGCCTCAATCTCACTTGTAATAATACTTCGTACTGTAGTGAGAATATCCTGCTCTGTGGGATCAGCGTCCATATTCGACACGAAAATCTGATCGAAACGAACAGTTCTACCCATCTATACATTAACTACCGAATAAAATTCCTGCCAATCCACCCTTAATTCTCAGCACGTTGTAATTTACAGCATACACAAACAGTGCCTGGTTAGTTGGTCTATTCAAACCCTTCTCAGCGCCTCTGATGGTTAACTTGGCGTTGTCAAGACGACTGAAATTACAAGATCCAGATGGATTATAGTCTGATGCGTTCATACAAAAGTGGTACGCGAAGAATCGAGTATACATTAACACTTGACTCTCTGCGATAAATTCAGAAGTTCCAAATGATGATTTATAATAATTTTGAACTGTGTGAAAATATAATGGACTCATCTTTTCGAGTAGAGGTATCCCGTTTATTTGTAAATCTGCATTCTTGAATGTGAAACGATCATTGGCGAAATCACCACTGTTTGCACCGAATCCAAAGAATAACGATTTAACCGGGTGATTGAAAGAAGATATATCGCATACATTTTCATTTGTGGCGACTGTATTATCTATCGTAGTTGTAAGTGGGAATTCTATTTTCTGAACTTGTGTAATCACAAAATCTAGTGGTCGACTAATCAAAGATTCCCTCTCTTCCTTGTCTAAATATACATAGTTTCCATATATTTTAGCATTCTTATCGTCGGCTGTTATAGTAGCTAAGTTTGTTTCATCAAAATTAATTCTTATTTCGACTTCATGATGTTGAAGCGCTATGAGAGGTAAAAATGCTTTATGATCACAGAAAAAGAAATGAAGTGGAACAAATGTATAGTTAGATGTCGAGGTTTTGTTATTAAGTTCTTGTGTTTTATTCCAGGTGTCAGCTAAATAATTTGGCCATATGTCACCAAAGTAATCATATGGCTGTGAATCTACTTTCTGACCACCTATAAAGAGATCTAGTGTGGAATTGAAAAACAAGTTTGATGCTATATTCGCATTAGAGTTTAGAGAACTCGATTCAAACCATAACCCATTGATAACATCCCCTAAAACAGGAATTTTAATAGACACATCTTTATCTGAAATGTTTTTAATATATTTTGGAGCTTGTGAAAAGTTTGTATGTCTCATAAACTTCATCCGGAAAAAGGAATGTCCATCGTCACTAGTCAAATAGACATCTTGCATTCCCTTGGATACCAATTGTATTAATGCACCCGACATTTAATAGATGTTCAGATTATAAAAACAGGCACTTTCCCTGAGGGAAGTCACTCTTGTTTTCTTCAACAACCTTTCCGCGGATATTGAAACCACCTTGTCTGTATACCTTCATTCGCTTGTAATACATCGCTGTGAATATAGACCAAGGGTCGTGTACGTCGTATATATGAGGATCATTCTTCTTCCCTTTAGTTTCTCTCATAATACGTCCAATACTTTGAGTGATGTCAGATTTAGGACTCGCTAGAATAACTGTATCGAGTGTTGGAATATCGAGCCCTTCATGTGCTTGACTGAACGTAGCGAAGATGATCTTCTTCTTTGAAGACTCTTGAAGAGCGGCTTCTTTCATACCACCCATGTACAGTCCTGATGATTTAGGAAAACATTGGTGAAGGAATTCACAATGAAGTCGACGATCACTTAAAACTAAAAGTTGTCGAGTGCCTGCCGATGCCTTTTTTACCAATTCTACGAGCATCTTGTTTCTTTGACGATCTTCAACTAGATGTGTAATCATATTTGGCATTGAAATCTTTCCGTTCCTCATAGAGGGTGGAGGGTTTCTATAATTCGGTGAATCGAATGTAACCTGAAACACTTCAACCTGTTCTTGATTCTTTCTCTCAACTGCAAAGAATGTTGGACCCATAAACCAATGAAGAACTTTAGTGAGACCATCCTTTCTTTCGGGTGTCGCTGAAAGTCCAAAGATGTGCTTAGGACACATTTTAAATAAACTCTGACTAAATACTTTTGCACAAATATGATGCGCCTCATCTACTATGAGGGTTCCTATACTCTCAAAATCTGAAAATGAATATTCTTTGAGTGACAATGACTGGAGCATCGCGATGACAAAGTCACATTCAACTTCTTTCTTATTTTGCTGGACAACACCAATTGTAGCACCTGGACAAAACTGTTGAATTCTTTCTCGCCATTGATCTGCTAAGAACTGTTTATGTACGACAATCATGGTCCTGTAACCCAACTTACATGCTATGGCCAAGGATACCGTCGTTTTACCATACCCGCATGGTAAAGAAAGGACACCATGCCCTGCTTTAATTGCTGCTCTAAGTGCGTCGTTTTGGTGAGTGGAATCCCTAAGCTGTCCGACAAACTTGGTGTTGATACGAGTGGGCTCAGGTCTCTTATCCTCCCCAGGTTCTCCAAGTTTAGAAGTTCCGTAGAATCTTGGAACACAGACTCCATTCTTAGCTGGTCTGAAAACTTTGAAAGGCGGTGGAGGGAATCCGTAATCCCCATTGACTACAGGTCTTACCGTAAGTTCTTTTTTAATTTCTTGAATTGGACCCGTGTCAATAATGTATCCGGTTCTTGTAAGAACTGTCATACTCTATTTATTTAAAGATGTGAAACTTTATATAGATATAAAAATGCCCACTGTAGACGTTGAAGAGAATATTAACAAGCTTCGTATGAACATTGAACAGATGACTCAAGAAGTGTTCAGGCTTCAAGGTATGCTCCAGACCTTTGAGGGATTCAAGAAAGGTGGCCTAAAGACAATTGAATTACCCATAGATCCTACTCAAGCCCCATCGGAGGAGGAACTTGAGAGTATCCAAGAGAAACCTGAATAATTACCAACATTCCATACACCCTTGAAGTCCACCACAACTTCAACTTCATCACCCTTTATTAGAGACTGAATGGGACGTCCTTTGACTTCACACATCACTCTCCTATAACGGAATGGTACTTTGACTGTCAACACTTTACCGTCGAGAGGGTTGTCGATGTTTTGATTCACAAGGAGATGCGATTTATTTGTATGCATTCGTTCTATAATTTCCGAGACATTTGCAGGAATTATATAACGGATATACTTTTTACTATTAAATTCAAACATAGGTTCGTACACCTGTGCTATGAACTTCATCTACGATATACTAAGACTAAAACTATAAGTATAAGTAACAAAACTGTATACAATAAAAACCGGGAAAGAGGTAAAGGTTTCAGTGGTTTTCGACTACCGAAAATTTCATGACTCAAAGACCGAGATACTTCTATAGCTGCCTCTATGCTCGAATATGGTGTGTTTCGTGGAGACATCATACCACACATCGCAACCGTGGGGCATTTTCCAAAGAATGGGAGCTGACCATAGAGACTGAGAACCCCCGAGGATTGTGAAAAGTCCCAACTTTTACCATTCCATTTCGCACCCCAACCAATCCGTATATCAACGGGTTCAGGTAAACCAAGTTGTTTGAGAACCTCTCGTTTTATCATATCTGGGTTAGAACTTAATACATTCTCTGTAAGGTTACATATAACACAAGATATTGTGTTAGTACCAAATAATACCTTAGGTTGTAAGTCCCATTCTGTAGTACTCACTATTTCCAAATCTGTTTTCAATGTTGGTTTCCTATCATAATCTATAAGAACATTTATAGCGCCATACGTACTTCCCCTAAGTTTTTTCTCTGCGTCGGGACCCCAGTTATCACCCAAGAGTTTTAGAGCTGGACTATTATCTACACATAAAAACAACATACCATCATTTATAATTTCTCCATTACTAAGTTTGGCAGAATATCCATCGCTGTGATACTCAATAGAAGTCATTTCAGCTCCAAAAACAAAATTAATTCCATTATTTAATAAACAATTTTCCATAGCGTCACACATCACTTTACCTGAGACCTTTTGTGTGTGCATAGTAGAAAGTGATGTATGATCTATATTTTTTACAAATTCATACGCAGACATAACATCCCAAGTAACACCATCCATTATTAAGGGTAAGTGTTCAATGTAGTTCTGTCCATTTTCACTGAGAGTTCCGACTGCGTCTCTGAGAGATATTCCCTTGTATTTATCTGGACGTGCAAGTACACGAGAAAAGAGTGAAATTATGGTCGTATAATCTCTGACACCGATAGATTTAAACGCGGCGTGTAGATACTCCTTCTTATCCACTGGTTGAAATATATCATTCCATTTGATGTTCATCTCCGAAAATAAGGATTGCGTATTGACAAACGCTTCATCGAATACAATTCTATGTGCGTGAAGGTCCCTACTTTCCGTATCCGGTTCCCACCATGATCCACCGGCAGATATTTTTCTATCGTAAATTGTTATGTCATTATTTCCTGCTCTGAGAAATTCCCAAGCTAAAGACATACCACTTGGACCCGCACCAATAATATGAATCTTCATTCTACTTGTAGTATATAAATTAAATGAAACCAGAACTTTTACGCTCCTCGGGAGTTTTTAATGCATAAAGGAATGTCACGAAAATCGCAGTAGATAAAATTGCGTATTCAACATCCCTGGATGATGTTAAAGTAATTAGAAATAGTGAGAATAGACGAAAGAACTTATTACCGAATAGAACTTTTAACCGCTGTGGGATCATGACAGCATTACCCGAGAATAAACCTTGGTAAAGTACGATGAGTGAAAAAATTAACGAGGGGGGTTGAAGGAATTTTTCAATTGGGTTGGTGAGTGATCCAAGTGCGTTAGAAATCTTCATTTATATAGGTTCAGAAATAAATCCTGGACAGAAAGTATAATCCCGTTCTTTTTGGATCTTCTTATCGGCGGCGAATACAGTGAAAGTGTTTGTAATGGCAAGCATTTACTTTGTATCGATATTCAATTTTAAACGTTTCAACTTTTCCTGAAACTCGCGCCTCTCTCCAGGGGATTCGATCTCCTTTCCCGTGGCTATGGCTTGAATTTCAGGTCCCGTGAGTTGTAGGGCATTGACCCTAAAGTCCATGAATGCCTCCATTGTGATTGGGACCAAGGGCTTCACGAGGTTGAATATGGCCGTCGCGTAATCTCTAATTTCCTTTTGGGCATGAGCATCCATTCGGAGGTGAAGGTAGTGGAGGAGGTTATGAAGGTTAATTTTCCAATAAAATTCCGTATAGGTAGATTGTGGGAGGGTTCCCCTCGCCTGTTCCCGACAACACCCATTCTCCAAGAGCTCCTCATATACATCAAATGATTGACTCAGTTGTTGAGACACTTTGTCATCAAGATTATTCTTGAGTTCTACGACACCTTCAGACCCTTGGTGATTTACCTCAGATTGACCGCGGTAGGTATCAGGTTCGTAGTATTCCTTGGGTACCACGGAGTACCTAGCAGACAGTTCATTCACACTTGCGGTGCGATGTCGAAGGTGTTGTCTGGCGATGTAGAGGGGCATTTTGATGTGAAACTTGAAGTCGACCATTTCAAAAGGGGTTGTGTGCCAATGGCGTAGGAGGTAACGAATGAGACCACGATCTCCACGAGAGGTTTTGGTACCATCACCGTAGGAAACTCTGGCGGATTGGACGATGGACGAATCCAGTTCTTTTTGAGGCATGTGATCCACGAGACGAACGAAACCATGATCGAGGACCTTTTCCATTATATATATGTATCCGTTTCTAATCTTTAATATTTACATTCACCGTCCATTGGAACCTCTCCACAAAAATCGTACAACTTAAATAATTTATCTTGTGCATCTTTGCTAACAACTTCAACATCGTTCATGGCATCCATAGCGTCATCTACAAGTTCCATGAATGTATCGAGCTCATCTAGGGCTACACGATGATTCAATCTTTTAGTCTTCTGGGAATGAAATGCTGTTTTGAGACGCTTGTTACTCTTGATAACCTTGTCCAGGTTGGGCTTGTTGACGGCGCACATACGGATGGTGAGACTCATTGTGAATAATTATACATTTATATCTTTAATCAGTTCACTTAGGTCTCTGTAATATCTTTTGAGATCTTTCATAAATCTTTTATTATTTTCAATAACTTCACATTCAACTTTGTTTAAATAAATCCAAGCTAAATTTGATTTTGAATACTTTGTCATTTTTTGATTCTCATTAGGTCTACGTGCCACCAACTTTGTAGACTTTTTCTTTTTTGATGCTGGAGTGACTTCAATTCTATTTACAAATGACAGTGCCTGCATGACAGTGTCTGCCAAGTCATCTTTCTTTTTAGACTTTTGAAATGTTTCGAGCCAGTGCGCGTTCGTCGGTCCACTACGAATAAAGGCTTCACATCTTTCAATGGCAACTTTCTTTCTTTTATTGTATTGTGCCTTCCCGGGACCGGCAACATCCGGAATCTTATGACGAGCATCATAGAGGATAGTTTCAGCTTCCGGGCATTTAATGATAAAATAGGAGTGAAGAAAGTGCATGACGGAAATCATTTTCTTGTTCCGATCAGGTTGTTTTTCAATTAGAATGGTCTTAGCACCCATAATCCACGGGCGAGCATCAAGGTGATCTCGGAGTGATATGTAAAGACCATCCTTATGTTCGGGTGGTACACCAGAAACATCCCAATCTGTCACGAGATTCCCGCGATCTTCGTCGAGCATACACATAGCGAGATTCCTTATACCCACATCAATACTCAGAATCATTACTTAAAAAGATTGGTTTCTCTTTAAGTAATGAAGTATGTTGCTCATAGGGGATATTCTCTAAAAAAACGAAAGTAAAAACCAAACGAACGTGGATACGCGGTCATAATTTAAGGTATATACGGAATTGGTCTAGGGGTGATACTCTAAGGCAGTTAAAGAGTTAATTTTGTTATTGTGTATGTGGTGTTGGTGGTGTTGTCACCCCTTTGAAGGAACACCTTTAAGTATGCCTTTAAGGCACGATAGTCGGAGAAATATTTTCTCCACAAGTGGAAATTACTGTTCGTGGAGTTGTATGAAGTCACACGCGATCGAGAAGTATGGATGTAATAGGGGTGGTATTATATGTGGGAACATTACAATGATGCGTCGTAAAATGTATAACCATCTTACTGGTGTAAAACCGGCACCATATAGATATAGACTCACAGTCTTTGGTGGTGATTTAACTATAGAACAGTTCAGAGAAAATCAAACACGAGATACCAATCAACTTCCAGTGAAAATTGCAACTAAACCGTATACAGATAATATGATACCCTTTGTTTCAAACACAAAGAAAATGGATGAAATAAAGAATGCGAACTCTGATAACAGTTCACTAAAACTAAAAAGAACAAAACCATTAAAACGAAATCATAATAATCTAGAATCTGCACTAGGACTTATCATTACTCCCAAATCCTAGAATCCTCTTTTGTTTGGCTGTTGGTATTGATTCTGGTAAATTTACGGTTTTTTTACTATGAACCCAGCGTTCACCATCGTGTGCGACCCAGCATATATCATACTTCTCCATCGCTTTTCTACATAAGACACATGGTAATGATATACCGTCACCGTACACAGTTTTTCGTCCCACTATTAAATGACCATATTTTCTCTGTACCCATTCAGAAAAATGATGTGGTTTATGACCCTTTCTCAAACATTCTCTATACAATCTTCGAATGAGTTGTCGTTCTGCACACATATGGTTAGTGCTTTCTATTGAAGGTCCTCTAGACATGGAACCTATAACTGTACAGTATTTCATACCTGACAATTTAAACAATTTGTTCCGTCGTATACAAAATCACAAATATTACACTCACTTAGGACGTTAATTCTCTTTTTTGGTACAAGACCTTGGGCAAAACGTTCGAGTTCTTTCACTGTATATAATCCATACTGGACCATAACTTCGAGTGATGGAAATCTCATTCTTCATAAATTACGTTTCTTTCGTTTAAATTAGTTTTCGGGGGAGAGGCACGGGATGCACTTGGTCAAATTCTTTTTGGCCTTCAGC